TTCTTTTCCACACCCGTGCAAAAGTAGAACGAAACGATTTTAAGGCGATTTAAGACAACAAAAATGAAGGGAAGGCCCAAAGTACCAACCGAGATTAAAAAATTAAAAGGGACGGCCCAAAAGTGCCGAATTCTTGAAAATGAAATGACCATGACAACCACGCATGAAAAACCAACATCGGAAATTGAATTCAAAACCCCACGCGCAAAAAAGATTTTTGACGAAATGTGCGTTGAACTTAAAAAAATCAACATGTTGGTTGGCGTGGATTTGGGAATCATTGCGATGTATTCTGAATCAGTTGCCAATTATTATGTGGCGGTCGAGATGTGCGAAGCGCAAGGCATGGTGATTGAAACGCAGCAAGGCCCAAAATTGAATCCGTGGTTTACTGCAAAACAAAATTGCGTGAAACAAGCGATGCAGTTGGGGCAATTGATTGGCGTGACACCATCGGCACGCGCACGCATTCCAAACACGAACGCGAAGCCGGTATCAAAATTAGAATTACTCAAATCAAAATCAGCATAACAATGAAAACAACGATGGAATTTGAATTGCCTTTGGAACAATCGCAATATCAGGATGCAATTAACGGATGGAAATGGCATTTGGTCGCATTTCAGATGGAACAATTTTTGCGCGCCCGCATTAAGTATGCGCCGGATTCAATGCCGGAGGATGTCTACAATCAATTGGTTGAAGTACAAACAAAGTTTTACCAAATTGTTTCACAATATAATTTGACGATTGAATCATGAGAATGAAAATCGACAAACCAGGTTTTGAAGTTAAAATTGACAAACCGGTTAAACCAAAATTTCGAATTGTTGGAAACGGCAATTGTTGGACGATTGAACGCCATGACGGCAAAATGTTCAAACCATGTCACAAAAATGGGGATATTTGTGATTTTGACAAATTTGAAATGCCGTTTGTTTATCGCAACGAGCAAATCGCAAAAGACAATTTGAAAGTAATTGAAAAATAAAATTGATAGTTCAAAGGCGCATCAATATGCGGTGCATGTATTGGATGGCAAAATTCATGCATGTGAATTGGTCAAACAAGCGTGTCAACGATACATCGACGATTTGACGCGGTTTGATTTCAATATTGGCTATGCACAACACGCCATCAATTTCATTGAGGAATTGGAACACACAACCGGCGAGCATGCCGGCAAAAAATTCATTTTGGAAGGTTGGCAAGCGTTTATCATTTGGAATTTGTTTGGGTTTTTGAATCCGGATGGATCGCGAAGGTTTTCGCGCGCATATGTCGAAGTCCCACGAAAAAACGGCAAATCGACATTTTCATCCGCGGTCATGTTATATGGCCTGATTGCAGATGATGAAGCCGGCGCGCAGATTTATTCAGCGGCCACAAAATTGGATCAGGCGATGATGGTTTTTGGCGAATCGGTTCGGATGGCGCAAAACACCGATTGGTTGAAAGATGCGGTCGTTGTGAACAATTCGGTGAACAATCGCAGAATCATTCACGAACAAAATTTGTACAAGCCATTGGAATGGAATCCAAACAAACAAGATGGATTGAACACGCACATGGCGGTGATTGATGAATACCACGCGCATCCCAATGATGAATTGTACAATGTAATTTTCAATAGTATGGGCGCACGCCGTCAACCGTTGTTGTTTACCATCACCACGGCCGGATTCAATCGTGAATCGGCGTGTTATCGGCATCGCGGGTATTGCACGAATGTTTTGACCGGTGCGATTAAGGATGACGCGTTGTTTTCCGTGATTTACACTTTAGACGATGGCGATGATTGGATGGATGAAAAAGTATGGGCCAAAGCGAATCCCAATTGGGGCGTTTCGGTTTATCCCAGGAAGTTGCAACAAGCGTTAACCGAAGCCAAAGAATACACATCCAAAGAAGTGGAATTCAAAACCAAATTGTTGAATGTGTGGACGGATACGGAACAAACATGGATTGCCGACAATGTTTGGAAACAATGCGACGCGGATGACGATTTGGATGGTGAATATTGTTTCGGCGGATTGGATTTGGCATCGACGGGGGATTTTTGTGCGTTCACTTTATTTTTCCCGCAAACGCATTCCATTCGGACATGGTATTTTTTGCCGGAGGAATCAGTAAAGAAACGAAACGATGCCGCCGGGCAAGCGATCCGCGAATGGGTGGCCAAAGGTCACATCATTGCAACCGAAGGAAATGTCACGGATTATTCATTTATTAAAGCAAAAATTTGTGAACTTGCCACAAAATACGACATTAAGGACATAGCATTTGACCGATTCAATGCATCGCAATTGGTCATTGAGTTGCAAAACGAAGGTTTAACGATGTTTCCATTTGGTCAAGGTTTTGTCAGCATGTCAACCCCGACGAAGGAATTGGAACGATTGGTCAAGGATGGCAAATTACGCCATGCGGGCAATCCGGTCACGCGTTGGATGATGTCAAACATTTTGTTGCGCACCGATCCGGCCGGCAACATTAAAATCGACAAAGGCAAATCAGGCGACAAAGTGGATGGCCCGGTGTCAATTGTGATGGCATTAGGAACGGCGATGCAATCAGCATCAAAAGAAAACAACAATGAATTTTGGTTTGTAACTTTGTAAAAAATTGAAAGATAATGAAATCCGATGCATGGTTGACATATATTGATGAATTCATGAATGAATATTATCGTGAATTGCCAAATTACAAGTCATACAAAGAATGTTACGAATCAATCGAAGAAAGACACAAAGCCGTTTTTGACCGGCCGCGTTTCAGTTCGTACACCGTTTTCCGGTCGATTTTGTCGCGTTGGTTGAAAACCAATCGTTGAATGTTGCAAATGTTAAATATCAAAATAATAAATTCGCCCCATGCAGTTCAGCATTAAAAGGTTATTTCAAGGAAAAGGCATTGAAAAACGGTCATCGTTGGCATACCCAACGGAATGGTTGGTCAATTCTTTGAATTCCGTGTTTGGCTATCAAACAAAATCAGGCCAGGCAGTAAACCCACGCACGGCATTGAGTATTGCGAGCGTTCACGCATGTGTTCGAGTGATTGCCGATGGCATCGCGGGTTTGTCATTAAAGTTGTATTATGACGATGGCAAAACGCGTGAAACAAAAATGGTGCATTACACAACCCCGGTTTTGAACGAACCTAATCCCTATCAAACAAAATTCGATTTCGTGAAATACATGGCATCGGATTTGGCGTTGCGTGGGAATGCATATGCGTTCATCAATCGTGATGCAAGATATTTGGCCATCGCGTTACATCCGATTTGTCCTGATTACATTACACCGGTGATGCAAGATGGCCAACTGTTTTATCAATGTTCGGCAAAAGGATTTCCGGGAATGATTCCGGCGATGGACATGTTGCATTTCAAAGGGCAATGTCTTGACAATCCGTTGGTTGGTGTTTCACCAATTGTTTTGCATGCGGAAACATTGGGCATTGATTTGGCCGCGATTTCCGGAAATGCCGGCGTGTTCAAAAATGGCGTGTTGAAATTCTTGTTGACATCTGATTCCCAAATCAAACCCGAGCAAGCCGGGCCATTAAAAAAGGGATTGGATGATGTCATTGATGGCGCGGCACGATCCGCGGTTTTGCCAAACGGCGTGAAGATGGAACGATTGTCATTGTCACCCGAGGAGGCGCAATATTTGGAAACAAGGAAATTTGATGCCGAGGAAATCGCCCGCATCTTTGGTGTTCCGGCATCAATGATTGGCGCAAAAGAAGGCATCAAATCGAGTGTTGAACAAGAATATCAGGATTTCTACATGAGAACTTTGATGGCCTATGCAATCAACATGGAACAAGAATTGGCGCGTAAATTGTTGACGGAAGTCGACAAAATGACGCATTATTTTAGATTCAATTTCAATTCATTGTTGCGTGCATCAGCAAACGACCGCGCGGATTTTTACAACAAAGGCATTCGCGGTGGATGGTTGAGCAGAAACGAGGCACGCGAATTCGAGGATGCAAACGGATTTGAAGGAGGCGACGAATATTTGATTGAAACCAATTTGATGCCGTCATCAAAAATTGACGCATACATGGATGCCAAAATTGAACAATTGATGGCAAGCGCAGACAAAAACAACAACCCAAACGGGGTCAATAATACAGAAGTCATTTAACATGAAACAAGAACGCAGAACCATTACCGGAACAGTTCACGCACGCGCCATTGGCGATGGAATGCCAAAGGAAATCGGAGGCATCGCGGCCGTTGTGAATAGCGTCACCGATTTGGGCTATTTTGAAGAAGTCATCACCCCAGGTGCATTTGATTACGCATTATCGCGTGAATATGACATCCGTTGTTTGTTTAATCATGAAGCCGAATTGATTTTGGGCCGTACAAAGGCCAACACATGCAATGTGTTTGTCAATTCGGATGGAAATTTGGAATATACATGGATTCCGGATTACGAAAACCCAACCCACATGTCGGTTGTTCGTTCAATCATGCGTGGTGACATTACGCAATCATCATTTGCGTTCACCATCAAGGAACAAACATGGACGGATTCCAACAAATATGGAACAATGGGCAAACGCACAATCACAATGATTGATGAATTGTTTGATGTGTCGCCCGTTACTTATCCGGCATATTCAGAAACCGAAGCCGATGCGCGTTCAATCATCAAAATGCGCGATGAAGAATTTCAAATCAAAGCCGCCGAACAATCACAAATTGACGCGGACATTTTGAAAGTTGCATTATTGAGATACAAAAACCTATAAAAACAAAACAATATCATGAATAAAATTAAAGCATTAAAAGAAGAACGCGGCCGTTTGCTCGGCGAATTGTCAGCGTTGCAAACCACCATTGAAAAAGAAGCCCGTTCAATGGCAGAAAGCGAAACCAACCGTTTGAGCGAAATCGAAGCCCGTTTAGGTGCTATCAAAGCCGAGGTTGAAACCCTTGAAAAGTTGCAAAACCTTGCAGCCCAAGCCGCCGGCCATGTTGCCAGCCGTAGCGAAGAAAAGGAAAAATCAAAAATGGCCGAAGAATTTTCATTCAAACGCGCAATGGAAATGGCCATCACCGGCCGTCGTGATGGTGTTGAAGCCGAATTCAACACAATGGCATCAAACGAATTCCAACGCAGCGGTGTAAGCGTAAGCGCACACTCAATGAAAATCCCATCCGAGGTTTTCAAACGCGACATGAGCGTGACCGGTGGAACATCAGGCAGCGAAGGCGGTGTGAATGTTCAAACCAATGTTGGAAGCATCATCGATGTATTGTTGCCAAAAACCGTATTGCGCGGATTGGGTGTTCAACAATTGTCCGGATTGGTTGGAAACCTTGACATGCCAACCGCATCAACTGTGCCATCAGCCGGTTGGAATACTGAAAACGGAAGCGCAACCGAAAAGTCACCCGCATTCAGCAAAGTGACATTCAGCCCAAAGCGTTTGGCCGCTTACATTCAGGTATCAAACCAATTGATGTTGCAATCTTCAAACAGTATTGACGCATATGTGCGCAATTGGTTGTTGAACGCAATGGCACAGTCATTGGAAACCGCTGCAATCAAAGGTGGTGGATCAAACGAACCAACCGGTATCATTGCAAATGCCAATGTCAATGTAACTTTTGCCGGTGGTGCAAGTTCAAATAGCACAAACGCCAATGGTATTGCACCGGTTTGGGCCGATGTAATCAATTTGATGAAAGCCGTTGAAAACGCAAACGGTGAAGGTGTTGCATATTTGACAAACCCAAAGGTGAAGGCAGCATTGCAAACAATTCCCCGTCAATCATCAGGTGTTGAAGGAAATTTCATTTGGCCCGCGGGCGGTTTTGATTTGAACGGATACCCCGTTGCAACATCAACCCTTGTTCCATCAAATTTGAGCAAAGGTAGTTCGTCTACATTGTCAGCCATGATTTTTGGTGATTTCAGCAAAATGGCCATTGCATCATGGGGTGGAATGGAATTGACTGTTGATCCATATAGCGGTGCAACCGCCGGTTTGACCAATGTTGTGTTGAACGCATATTTGGATTGCAATTTGTTGCAACCAACCGCATTCGCCGTTTGTAAAGACATCGTTGCGTAATATTTTGCCCGTTTGGGGGCATTAAAGTTCCAAACGCGGTGGGTGAACTTGACTGTGTCGCCCACCGGCCATGAAAGTGAAATTTTTGATTAACCCAACGGGCAAATTTAATTTGTCGTACAACATCGGTGAAATCGTTGAAATGGAATCCAAACAAGCGGAATTATTGTTGGAGGCCGAGGCGGTTGAATTGGTTGTTGATGAAGTAATTGAAAAGCCAAAGGCAAAGAAAAAGCCAATTAACCCCGAAACCGAATTAGATTCAGAATAACGCCATGTTTGTTGCACGCAATTACACCGCATTTTCACACGCCGCAACCGATTATTTGTCGGTCGCAGATGCCAAAACGCATTTGCGCGTGACATCATCATCCGATGATACATATATTGGCGGCCTTATTGCAATGGCGTTGGATGCATGCGGTCAATATTTGGGTTATTCAGTAAGAAAAGGGACGGCCAAATATGGATTTGATGGGTTTACCGGCGCACCGGCATTGATTAACCCCGTAAACGGGTTGAACATTCCATCCGGCAACTATTTTCGCATTAATTCGCGCGTGTTGGCAGTCAATTCCGTCTCATATGTGAATGATTCGCAGACAATCACCGCATTTGATTCATCGGCATGGATAACCGCGCCAAATCCAATGGGTTTGTTTTCACGCAACATTTTTGTCGAAACCGCGCCCACATCCATCACGGATGATGTCATCAAATACATCGTTGAAATCACCGAAGGTTTTGAATTAGCAAGCGCAACGGGCGTGAATCCGGATACATTATTCCCGGCATCCATCAAACACGCGGCATTGTTGTTGATTGGTCAATATTATGACAATCGCATGGCCATCACGGTTGGTGTTCAAAACCATGCAATCAATTTTGGTTTCCAATATTTGTTAGATCCGTACAAAATAAGCGTTATATCATGAATGCCGGATTGATGGATGAATTGGTGACGGTGGAACAATACACCATGACCACGGATTCAAACACCGGGGAAAAGTTGCAATCATGGTCAACATATTCAACACCGTGGGCCAGGATTCAAGAAGGTGAATCAGGTTCGGAAACCGTTGATGCGGATCGCCGTGAACACAAACAAACCGTGACATTCACATTGCGTTATGATAGTGGAATCAATACAAAAATGCGCATTGTTTGGGAAAACAAATATTTCAATATTATCAACATCGCGGATTTGGAACGCCGGATGTATCTCAAAATTCAAACCGAGTTGACACAATGAAACATTTGCAAGGTTTGGCGGAAACAATTAACGCATTGGAGCAAATCGGTGTTCAATTGGACACGGAAAAATTGCGTGCAGATATTCGCAAAGAAGCGCAACCAATTATTGACACGGCCAAATCACTTGCCCCA